ACAATGACCACGCGGGGAATCATCATGCTCACATTCACCCCGTTACGTGGCGTATCAGATGTGGTATTAAAGTTTATGAAAGACGGCATACCGGTAGAGGGGGAGATAGGCGGTAAATTTCTGGTTTGTGCTACCTGGGATGATGCGCCTCACCTGACGACAGAGATGAAACGGGAGATGCTGGCGGGGATGTCCCCCCACCAGAGGGATGCCAGGTCTAAGGGCATACCGTCCCTCGGTGAGGGCGCAATTTACCCGACTATGGAGTCAGGGTTTACGGTCGATGATTTTCCGATCCCCCCTCACTGGCCACGAGCGTACGGGTTTGATGTTGGGTGGAAGTATACGGCGGCGGTTTGGGGGGCGTATGACCCGGATACGGACGTTGTGTACCTGTACAGTTGCTACAAGATGGGGCAGGCGCTCCCGTTAGTCCATGTGGAGGGAATTTCGGCCAGGGGGAAGTGGATACCTGGGGCGGCCGATCCAGCAGCCAGGATAGGTAGTCAGAAAGATGGTGATAATTTACTTGACGAGTATACGGGTCTTGGGCTAAAGTTAATTAAAGCAGATAATTCAGTAGAAACCGGGCTGTTATCAGTATGGTTAAGGCTGTCGACCGGGAAACTGAAGGTTTTTAAGTCACTGTCCCCCTGGTTTAGCGAGTTTAGGACGTACCAGAGGGATAAACACGGTCATGTGAGGAAAGAAAATGATCATCTGATGGACTGTACCAGGTATCTCGTTGTAACCGGGTTGAGTATAGCACGGGTGATGCCAGTAGAATTGTACGCCCAGCGGGTTAATTCTCCGGTGATGGGTGGTAATTCGTATGATCCACTAACTTACGGGATGTAAAATTATGTCAGGACATTGGTTTGGCGGGGGTGGCGGCGCAGTAAAACCGGCACCGGTAGCGGCACCGGTAGCGGTAGCTCCCACTCAGAATACAGAGGCGGTAAAGGAGGCGGCTAAACGTGAAACTGATATGCTCCGTAAGCGGCGGCGGGGTTTTACTTCGACAATCCTGACGGGGCCCTCCGGAGTTACCGGGGCTACTCCCGGAACTAAAACCACGTTGGGGTAATATGGATAAAATGCTAATCAAGGATGTTGAGAATACCCTTGAAGTTTTAAAGCGGGTTCGTAAACCGTTTGAGGCCCAAATTGATGATATTCTGACATACATCTACCATGGACGGCGGACAATAAGAAATACGACCATGAAGGGGCAGAAGACGGGTACACGTGTGTATGATGGTACGGCGCTACATGCGGTTAATCTGCTAACGGATGGTCTAACCGGGTACACGATTTCAAAATCATTTAACTGGTTCGGGCATTCACTGCCACATAAAATTCAATTCTCTCGCACTTCGGCCCTACGGGGCACGGGGGGGACTCACGGAGACTGGATTCTTTTCCAGAAGTAAAACGCTATTTACAGGCCACCGAGGAGGTCATGCGGGCCGCATATTTGGCCAGTAATATCTATGAGGTCGCATCGGAATTTGTGCGGGATGCGGCAACTGTCGGCACGGTAACAATTACAGCGGACGAAGATATAGCTCGGGGGAGAACAATATTCTCGGTTCCGCATTTTAGGGAATGTTTTTGCGCTGAGAATTATTTCGGAGAAGTGGATACGATGATCCGAGAGCGCTCATTGACCCTGAAACAGTTGGTAGAAAAGTTCGGGTATGAGCAGATGGTAGCGGCCGATCCACAGTTTAAACAGGATTATAAAAAGAATAGGAATATGGAGCGTGAAGTTATTCACGCCCGCTACCCACGGAAGGACTATGACCCCAGAAAGTTAAATGGGAGCAATAAAAAGTTTGCTTCTGTATGGGTTTTAAAAACTCCTAAAAAATTACTTAAAGACTCTGGTACTGAGGTGCAATCCTTTGTTACTTGGCGGTGGAGAAAAAACTGGTGACGAGTGGTATGGCCGTTCGCCTGCCTGGGATGCGTATGTTGATGTTATGACTGCCAATCAAATGGGGAGAACTAACCTCATCGCCGGGCAGAAAATGGCCGAACCGCCTATGTATGGCCCAAGTGATCTACGGGGGAGGTGCAGCGGGGCCGGGGGATGGACTTCGATTGATAATCCCAATCAAGTACCCAGACCCCTATTAGACGGGGCGCAATTACCGTTTGGTATTGAGATGCAAGACCGCATAGATGCCCGGATTAAAGATCATTTTAATGTGGATTTCTTTTTGATGTTGTCAAGGGCCGCGATGCAGAATGTTGAACTTACGGCTACCCAGGTGATCGAAATGGGAGGAGAGAAGGCCGCCGTTCTTGGGCCGAGAATTGGTAGGATGGAAAAAGAGGCACTAAGTCCGATTCACGACATCGTGTTTTACTTTGAACAGCGGGCTGGCCGAATGCCAGTACCACCGGATATACTCCAGGAGTATGTAGGAACGACAATTGAGGTCGAGTATACAGGGCCGATAGCCCAGGCTCAGAAAAAGTTATTCAGGGCGCAGGGGATACAGCAGGGGTTGGAGTCGATTGCCGGTATATCACAGGTTTTTCCCGAGATACGTGACCTGATAAACCCCGATGAGACTGGTAAAGACCTATTGAGTTCCCGTAACTTCCCCCAGAAAGATTTAAATGACGAGGATACAATTAAAGCGATCCGTCAACAGCGACAACAGAAGGCAGAGCAGAAAGAGGCACTGGATGAAACTATTCAAACAGCTAAGGCGATGCCAGCCGCTGGTAAAGAGATCCACCCCAACAGCGCTGCCGGGATGTTACTGGGTATGAATAAATGAAAAATCGTACTGAAAAATATCGGCACGTACTCTTTGGCAGTGAGATGGGTAAAGAGGTACTCGGTGATATTTTAACCATGTGCAGGTTCGGAACTACTCTCGACCCAGACAACCAGGCTATGGTAGCTGAGCATAATGTCGGTACGGTTATTTTAATGAATTGCGGGGTATTCGCCCCTAAGACAGGAATGCAGGTTATTAATGCGCTTACGGCGGTAATGCCGGAAAAAAATCAGGAGGAAAACTAATGGAAAATTATCCGCCCCCCGGAAATGGAAAAGGGGTTATTGGCGGTCGCCATGGGGAAGCCTGGCGTCGCGGAATTTTTACCGAAGTTAGGCAGGCCGGGGGGATAAGTCTTTTTCTAAATTGAGTTCGGTGGCAGTTGCGGCCGCGACCCTGGTTATACCGGTAACTGCGGCGTATGTGGGGAAGGCCACTGGGGCGGTAGCGGAGGCTCTGACACTGGGAAACGGAACTCAGGGTCAGGTTATTACTATCTCTCTTGAAGTGGATGGGGGCGCGGATGGAACGCTTACCCCGGCCACGTCGAGTGGGTTTGCCACCATCGTCTTTGCAGATGTGGGGGACACCGCTTCATTGCAGTATGTAGATGACAGTGTTGGTTGGGTAATCACGGGTACAGCGGGCGTTGCAGCTCCCCCGGTGATTACAGTATAATTAGTTGCGAAAACATAAAAGGGGAAAATAATAATGTTTGTTACTGAACGAAACCGAGTTTGTTACGCACCAGATGACGGAACGGGGGCGGGGGATCTGCATCCAGTGACGGAAATTCTGGCGACGGAAATCAAGGGGCCGATCAAACACCGGGATGGATAGCGGCACTTCCAGATGAGCAAAAAGGCAATGAGTACGTTAAGGGTTTTCAGAAGCCGGGGGATTTTGTGGATGCGGCTTTAAAGCTTAAAACGGAACATGAGTCCTTGAAACCAAAATTGGAAAATGCTATTTTTCAAACCAGGAGAGAATGCCACTCCAGAGGAACAAGCTGCTTACCATAAGGCACTCGGTGTTCCTGAATCCGCCGATGGTTATGAGTTCCCAAAAGGTGAGGGCGTTGAGCATGACGATAAGATGATAGGTTGGGCCAAGGAGACATTTAAGTCCGCTAATCTATCTGTTGAACAGGGTGCCGCCATATCCCAGGCCTGGGATGGGTTTATGCAGGGTATGGAACAGGCACAAAAAGAGGCCGAGGAACAGGGTGTTAAAGATGCGGATGAAGCATTAAAAACCGAATGGAAATCGGATTATGATAAAAATATTGCGGAAACGCAACGGGGGTATCAGGCTTTTGAAAAGGTCGTACCTGGGTTTGCTGAATTTTTAGCGCGGACTACAGACGGCGGAATGAGTGTGGGGAATAACCCCATGATGCTTAAAGCTTTTCATGCGATTGGTCAAGCCATCGGGGATGATTTTTCAGTCCCTTCCGGTGTGCCAAGACAGGAATCTGACAAGCCGGAAGGGTTTTCCAGCATTTACAAAACGCCTAATCCCTCGAAAGAATAAGGATTAAAGAATTATGGCAACCACCGAACTTTTAGGTTACAGCACCCTGATGGATGTTGTGAACCAGTATACCAGTCTTGATTCACAGGGGGCGTATATTGCGGCGGCTAAAACGCTGTTCCGCAAGAGTCCCCTTATCAAGATAATGCCGTTTATGCCCTCGAATAACATTATGAGTAATGTCGGTAGCCGGGATTCATATATCCCGACTCCAGGAACTCGTAGTTTTAATGAGGGCGTAGCGCCCACTGCCCAGTCATACCACGCCTTTTACCGAGCCCATTGCTATGGTGGAGGATTACAGTGAGGTTGACTTTGCGTTATGGAAGATCCAGAACGACCCAAATAGTTGGCGTACCGGTAAGGATCAGCGCAAAGTTGAGGCCATGACGCAGAAAGCAG